AAGCAACCAACCATTGGTAAAAGTTTGGGGAAGTGGTAAGCCAAAAAGAGAATTCATTTTTGTTGATGACCTTGCTGATGCTTGTCTATGGGCAATGCTCAATTATAATGATGCTGAACATTTGAATATTGGAACTGGTGAAGAGATATCAGTTTTGGAATTGGCTTTTAAAATAAAGCACCTTGTTGGCTTTGATGGGGTGTTGGAATTTGATACCACCAAACCCGATGGCACAATGAGAAAGGTAATGGATTGCTCCAAGATAAATTCAATTGGTTGGCAACCCAAGACCAGCCTTGATAAAGGTTTGCAGTTGGCTTATATGCAATATCAATTAAACTAAAAATAAAAACAAATGAAACAAAAAATCTTACCCATTGCACTTGCCTTATTATTTTTGGCATTGGTAGGCAACACCTACCGATTAAATGAAAAACTCAAATCAATTCAAACTCCAGTCTCTGCTGATGTCACAAGACTCCAAGAATTGGAAGAACTTCAACTTGTTTGGGACACAAGGGAGAATGACCTCCTAAATGAGAATGCCCAACTCATTATCAAGTGCAATGAACTGCAACAAGAATTAAACAAGAAACCTTTAACCATTTACAAATATAAAAGAAATGAAAAAAGTCCTATTAACCCTTCTGCTTCTGAAAGCATTACCAACATTCTCTCAAATAGATACTCAAGCAACTGAACCAATTTGGGGTGACACACTTGTCTATACTCCAAAGGCTCTCATGGAATTGCTGATGGCTGACTTAAACCAATGTGATTTGGATAGGATTGAACTGAAGAAAGCCAAGGCAGAGTTGACCGTTCTTTATCTTGATTATGCCAAGAAAGAAAACACCATCACAACCCTTAAAAGGGAAATGAAAAACCTTCAAGAATACAATGACACCTTGGCTTCACAAAATATGGAAATGGCAATTGAGACAACCAAGGAAATAAGAAAGCAAAAGAGAGGTAAAAGATTTTGGGCATCCACAACTTTCCTTGGAATGCTATCAGCCATTGGTGTTCACATGAACTGGAAACACTCTTACATCAAATGATAAAAACAAGTCCAAAGCCTTTGCCTCCCATCCCTTATTCAGAATATCCAACTGATACCTTGGAGGTATACCATAGGCTTAAAAATCATCTTGCTGAATTCTTGCTTTGGTATGTTAGTGAAGATGCCAAGGGTTATGACAAGCGAAGGCTTTGGAATTATTCCAATAGATTGAAGTATCATATTAAAAGATTAGAAAGAAAAATCACTTTTGTTTTTGTAGATGAAGGCACTAAAGATATTGAAGATAGCCAATGGAGAATTGGGATATAAAGAATATCCCAAGAATACCAATAAGACCAAATATGGTAAGTGGTTTGGCTTTGATGGTGTGGCATGGTGTGGAATGTTTGTCTCATGGGTTTATGACCAAGCCAATGCAAACCTTGGAAAGATAGGATTCACCAAAGGCTTTGCTGGTTGTCAGACCGCAGTTGCACATTTCAAAAAGACTGGTGAGGTGACCAAGAATCCAAGACCCGGTGACATTGTTTTTTTTGATTGGAATGGTGACAAAAGATATGACCATACTGGAATCTACCTTGCTCATAAGGATATCAATTCTTTTCATTCCATTGAAGGCAATACCTCATTAACCAATCAATCCAATGGAGGTGAGGTTATGTTAAGGGTTAGGAATTATAAGAACTGCATCTTTGTTCACCCTAAAGTATTGGACAATGACTAACCCAAAAGAGAAAGCATCACAGTTGTTCTTCCATTATTGGTTCAACAATTATAACTTGTTCAATCAAAAGACCTACAATGAGACCTTGGACTACATTGATAGGATGATTGTCCAAGACAAAGAGCAAAGCAAGTATTGGCATGATGTCAAGAAAAGCCTTGCAAGTTTCAAGGTTTGATTTTTTTCAATGGCAATAGACCACCAACTTGGATTGACTTGTTGATGGGATCGTAAGCACCAAAAATAAATTGCTCCTTTTTATTTTTATAGCCAAGCATTGGAGACAATCCAAGTGATTGCCCATAGGTGGCTGATGCACCATAATAGAACATCCCTTTGGGTTGGTAGGTTGTTTCTATCACTTTTGTGATTGGTATTTTGAGCCTATGGGTTAACTCCCTTGAGACAATGGCATTCCTACTGATTACCTCTTTTAAAACTATTTTAAGGGTGTCATTGTCTACACTATCCAAATAGGTCACTTCAGAAAAATAAGCCTTTAGGATTGCCCCGGTATCTATTTTGGAAGGCAACTGATTATTGACAATGCTGATGGGTGCTGAAGGTGGTAAATTAAATGTTTGTTGTGGTAGGTTGACAACAATGGTGTCCTTTGAAATGATGGTTGGCTGGTCATCAAATGCCCCATTAAATCTTATGTCAAGGTAAATGCCCAAGCCAAGAAGGAGGCAAAGGATTAGCAAGATGTCTTTTGTGTTATTCATGGTATGAAAAAAGCACCCCATTGCTGAAGTGCTTTCACCTATTAATTAACCAAACAAATTATTGTATTTTTTGATAGCCAGTCCTTATGCCTATGATGGAGCATGACAATAGCAACAATTCAATTGCTTTGACAATGTCTCCACTCTTATCATAATGCCACAAGGCAAGTGCAATGAATCCAAGTGCCGCCCAAATGGATTTACTTTCGTACCAGTTTTTAGTTTCCATGTGTTTTATTTTCTACCAATTTAGCAGATTGCCTCCATTCATACAATTCTTTTATTTCTTTTTTTATCTCATCAACATCCTTGTCATTCCTTTTCAGCTTCTCTTTATGGGTAATGACATCCTCATGCATCTCATCTATCTTGGTTGTCAAGGATGAGAATTGATATCCAGCAATGCCAAGCAATGCCCATGTCACAATGTTCTTGACCCAACTTAATGTTTCATTGTTGCCCTTTGTTGTCATTGTTTTAGCAATCTGTCATTGTATCAGTGTAAGATTCTTTTCTTGAATTTAATAAAGTTAAAATTGGATTACTACCCAAATAATAAGCACTTGTAATTGTCATTGTGTAAGTATCATTACCATTATCTACAATGGTATATGTTGCTGAATTACCATAGATTTGATTAATCAAAGTTGTCATATCAACAACATTTGTAACATTAATAAGACCATAAAAAGGTGCTGATGAACTTATACTTGATGATAAAGTTGTAAGAGGTGGAAATGAAAAAGATATATCTGATAAATTATCATATTGTACTGCAAAAGTCATAGTATAGCAAGACAATGGTCTGCATTCAATACCATTATCACCTAATGAATTAAAACCAATTGTGCCAAAAGGAGAACCTAAAAAGTTTACATCAATATTATTGGCTGATGTTCCAACATAATAAACATAAACTCCTTGAGCAATAAAGTTGGCTGGGTCATAAAAAACACCATATACATCACCTTGTTGTGACTGCATCAATGTCCTTAAATACCCATCGCCATAAGCATTAGTTAAAATAGTTGTATTATCATCCAAAGTGTAATCAGATAAAGAACCACCTCCATTCAAATCAATATAGCCTACATAAAGGCAATCAGTTCCCTCCCTATTGCTTGGATATTGACCAATGATTTGTTTGATTATAAAGTTGCAACACTTACGCCAAGTAGCCATCTTTTAAACAATTTTGTAAGCAAGTTAATTTACCTTTTATCTCTGCATTGAAATCAAGTGCTACATAACTGAACCGATAAACAACACTCTCATCAAAATCAACTCCTTTATTTTCTGCATTCCAAATGGTCATGCTACTGGTGTCATATGAATTAACAATGACCTTGACACTAACTGCATCCATATCCTCTGCACTCAATTTGTAATCACCTTGCAATGCCCCCATCAAATCAGCAACAAACAAGTCATCAACCAAAGGTGAATCTTGCAAGTTGTCTTTTGGAACTACTGCAACCAATCTCAAAGGCATAGTGATAATTACATTTTGCAAGGAATCCTCAACACAACTTGTCACCTTGGTAACACTTGTGTCAAGCTTTACATTTGCATTGGATGTCTTTCTTATGTATGCCAAACCATTGACATCAAAGTTTTGGACATCCACATAACCAGCCAACTTGCCCTTGTAGTACATGGGTCTTATTGAACCATTGCCACGATCCACCATTTCAGTATACTCATACACTACTGAAAAGAATCCAGTATCCTTGAGCCTTTGGGCAATATCACAAAATAGAGTTGTTATCATTCTGATGCAAGTCTAACAAATTCAGCAGAGGCAATCCTATAGAATTCTTCAATTTCAAATTTACTTAAACCAAAGACATTACCATATTTCACATCAAACTTTTCTACTTTTTTTGTAGACAATTCCTTGTTAAGTTTTATGATATATTCATGGACATCCACTTCAGTTGGTGTTGGCTCTTTGCCTTGTGGATTTTCAAAGTCACTTTTCAATTCACCACTCAACTGCAAATTCACTTTTTCAGTTTTGAATCCTATGGTATCCCTATAAGACTTGTAACTTTCAAACCATGCAGTCTTTCTATCAGTTTCAATCTTGGAAGGTTTGTCCTTTGTAAATCCTCTTCCACCAAATTTGATGTTTGCCAGTTTCTTGGTTGCCCCCTTTTCTCCTTCTGCTTTTGGCTTACCTCTTGGCTTGAACTTCTTACCCGGTGTAGTCTTGGGATTCACATACAACTCATCAGTTGAATTGTATTGATGTGTAGTGCCATCAACATTCTGCCCCTTGGTGAAAATCCTTTCTGATTGCAAAGCAAGAACTGAATAAGCGGCAAGTTTAAGAGGAGGGTCATTCTCCAAGATTTCCCTCTTCAACCTTTCGGTCTTTATTATGAAGTCCTCAATGGTCAAGGCAGAATTATCTTTTGCCTTGTGGGACTATTGCAAATGAAACACCTATTGGAAGGCAATTGCATATTGCCCAACCAACCTCCTAAAAAGTCATTGTATTTAGAGACATAAAAGTTATATCTCTCTTTCAATTGCTCAATGTTGATGGTATGGTTATTGGTTGCCCTCTCCCCACTTGTGTTATATAAAGCATCAGCCACAAACAATTCAGCGGTCTTGTAAGCCAATGGCAAAGCCAATGAATTTGCATGGGAACAAATCCAACTGGTATGGTCACAAACAACATCATAAACCAATGACATCCCCGATGTGTGATTCAAGTAATCAATATTGCTCTCATATTTTGAGCCATTGATTTCAACACCTTGAGATGATAGAAAAGAATTGGAACAACTGACCTTTCCACAACAAAGACCAGCTTTGATAGGTGTCACAAAAGAATCAATCATGGTGGCATCATAGCCAATGAACAAGTTCAATGGTTGCTTGTCTGACTTGTAAGATTTGTGCAAGTAGACGGTTGAAATTTCGCCTTGTGTTGTGTTTACTTGGATCGTGTCCAATTGTTTGTTCTGCCTCAAATCCCAAACCTCAAGGTCTATTGTGCCAGTATAGTTGACAAGTAAACTAATTTCACCAATGGAAACTGAATAGAATGATTCAGCTTGGTTGAACTTCATTTGAATGCCCCTATAATTTTGCCCAGCATATAAGGTTTGAGTTCCACTATAAATCCCCAACCTATGGGAGTCAATCAAAGAAGTGGCAATGTATCTATCTTGAAAATGATTGTAGATGTGTTGAGACATCTCCCTTACTGCTTGGTTTTGCTTTGCATCAAAGTAATCTTTTGCAGTTGCATATTGGCTTGTAATGAAAGCCTCCACATCAGTTAATGAAATACCAACATCATCCAAATAGATGGAGGTCTTTGGTGCTTCAGTATTGCAAAGTTCTCTTATACCAATAAGGTTGTTGAAACATTCCATCCATTTAATGAATAATGGGAGGAGGCTTTTACACCCCCTCCCGATTGTTAACCAAAAAAATAATTAAGGATTCACGACCTCAATGATGTTGGCGAAGGTCACACCATCCATCACATCACCACTTGGGAACATATCAAATGGCATTCCAACAAGTTTGGTTGAAGTGGTAGCAATCAAGGAAAGAGTTCCACAATTGTTAGACACAACCAAGTCAAATGGAATTCCATAACGAGGAGTCACCAAAGGAAGGATTTCAAAGTTGGAGGCAGAGGCAGAAGCAATAGGTGAGAAACCAGCTTCAGTACCAAGTGTAAAAACCAACATTTGCAAAGCACCCAATTGGGTCATCAATGAAATGTTGTCTGATGCAAATGCACTCACAACATAGGGATCCCATGCAACTGATTTGCCATAACGAGACATTACACCCATCATGTCAAAACCAGCATCAACACAACAACCAACATTTAGCATATCAGTTGAAAGATAAAGTTCAGAACCACCAAAGATTCCAATTGGGGCACAATAACCAGTTTGCTTTGCGGCAAGGGTGATTTTTGGCAAGAAGTAAGGGTTAACATTTACACCACCAGTTTGCTTGGTAGCAACTGCAAGAACATCACCAGTCACATCAGCAACATCAGATGCCCATGCTCCAACAAGTGGAACGACTTCTTCAGCGGTCTTTTGTGCAAGTTTCTCTTCAATAGCAGATGCCATAGCATTGATGCGACTTGTCAAGAATTGCTCATTGGTTCTGCAAATGTTGGCAAGGTCATAAACATTCCAACCTTCTTCAACTTTGATTTTGTTGCATATGTCCATTGAGTATTCAGCAGATGCATCTCCACGCTTTGTGGTTGCAGTACATTCAAGGTCACATGATGTTACTTCTTCAACTGCACTTACTGGAATCTTTTGGTCATAACGCAAAACAACGGTGCGGGTTTTTGCTCCACCGGGGTTCACAATTTGGTTAATGCCCAAAGTGTTTTCAGCAGAGGTAATCATTTGCAAAAATGGAGACTCCCTTACAAAGGATGCATGACCACAAGTTTGAAAGTAGTTGGTTAATTCAGCTTGTACATCGGGACAAGCCAATAAGGATGATGATACGGTTGACATGATTTTATAAAATTAGAGTTAAGATTAGAGCCGTTATTCTTTTGCTACGGAAAGCAACCTCACTCTCTATGTGGAGTATCACACCTATTAAATGCAAATATAATAAAAAACCCCCCAAAGGTGGGGGGCTTCCAAACAAAATGAACGCAAACAATCCTTTTCAAAATTACTTCAATGCCCTTGGATGTACAAGTATTTTTTTGCCTCCTTCAACATTTCCTTGTGGTTGTTGAGATGACCTCATTCCAAACATTGATTGAACTGGTTGAACATTGGGTGCTGACTTTCCACCATGTGGATTGCTTTCACCAAGACCAAGCTCATTGATGATTTCTTGCATGGCTTCTTCCGGTGAAGTAAAGTCACCAGCCTTGACCTTGCTTTTTATCCTTTCACCATTGGCATTCATGGTTACCAACTGACCACTTGTCTCATCCAAATCAAACTTCAACTTTGATTTCAAGATGGCTTCAAATCCATGCCTTTCAGCTTCATTCAATTTAGGTCTGAACCTCAATGATTCTTTTGCCTTGCTGATTTTGAAATCAATCTCTTTGCTCTTCATGTTGTGGGCAACATCCACTTTGTATTTTTCAAATTGGTCAGCGGTATCTTTCCAAGCCGATTTGATTTCAGACCTTTCCTTTTCAAGTTTTGAAATCCTATCACTATACTCTTTCACCTTCTCATCAAAGCCACTACCACTTAACTTCTTGGTCTCTTCAATTTGATTGATGTAATTGCCTTTTAATTTGTTGAATGCAAGGGCAACCATTTCTTCATTCTTCTTTATCTCCTTAAACTCATCCTCATTGAATTCAATGCCTTCACTCTTAAACATTCTTTTGAGGTTGGTCATTTCAGAGCCAAGAACTTTGCCACTTATTTGCTGAATAATTTCGGGGTCTTTGGGAGCATTCTCCTTCAACACAAACTTGCTTTGAAATTGCTCCTTGAATTGGTCAAAGTTTTCGGCTGAAGTACCAGCAAACTCATTTAGGTTTTTGATGTCTATCATGTTTATTTTTTATTGGTTGGTTTTTTTTCTGCCTCTCTTTTTCACTTCCACAACTGGCACTTCACTTGAGCCAAGTACCATTTCAAGCATGGACTTTTGTAGGTCATTCAAGGTGTTTGGTTGTGAAATGGGAGCGGTTTGATTTGTTGGCAATGGTGTTGGATCGTGAGGGGTGATGGATGTGTTGTCCATCTTCTCAATTAATTTCCAACCACCACTTTGCATCCTTACTGGGTTTTTCCAAATGCTTGGAGGCAATTTGGCTTTTCTGCCAGTCACCATTGAAATGGCTTCTTTCAATTGTAGTTCTTTGTCTTTTTCCATATCTCTCTGATTTAATTGCAAATATAACTTATAATGTAATCAATTTGTGTTTAAGTTTACACTTATTAGTACCACAAATCAAAGGGTATGAAGAATAAAAATGATGATAATTTAGTTGCTTGGTTTTGGGTTTGTGTGGTTTGCACAACAATTATCTTTTGGGTTTGGTTAATGGTACATTTTATATGAGTTTTATATTATTCATCATATGTCTAATTTTATTAATCATTGATTCAAATGCGACCAAAACAAAAAAAGACCGGTAAGATTATCAAAAAAATCAAAGCCAAAAAATCAACTTGGGAAGTGTACCAATACAAGGACAAATCAAAAACCTTGTTTGGTAATCGGCTTGTCAGATTGAATGGTTACATCATCCTTGACAACAAAGGTTTTCAAACCCAACAAGGAGCAGAATGGAATATTGGTGTGATTACAAAATCACTCTGATGGTAGGTCATTAACCCCGTAAGGTTAGGACTTATTCAATCCCCAATTGCTTTTTCAATCTTTCACTTGGCTTGAAGTTTCCATTGTTGATGTTCCTCTCAATGTCCTTTTTTGGAACTGCAAAGATGGAGACTGGTATAATGGAATGCCTACAATTGTAACCACCAGCAGTTGAGAAAATAGTTTTGTCATTAGTACCGGGAATCTTTCCATCCCAATTCCCATCTGCCCAACCTTCAATTTCCTTGTAGTAATAAAAGTTGTTGTGCCTCACTTCACAAAATTGCCTTGTGGTTTCAATAGTGTCACCACTATACTTGAACCATTCAGCACCTATCTCATCAGCCACCGCTGAAGTATAAGACCTATCAGCAATTGCAAACTGGTCGTGTGCTACTTGCTTGGCATATTGTTGCAACTTCCCATCAACCTTATCATTGCCAATGACAATGTCTTGAATGGATTTTACCGTTTCCTTGAATGATGCATTATTGGAAAGTGCAACATTGACTTGTTCAGTTATGGCATTGGCAAAGGCATCATCTCCAATGGAGTTAATGAGGATATCACTTGCATTCCTTTTGCTTAACTGGATTAACTTCTTTGCCTTGTCAAAATCAGAGAAATCAAATGACTTCCTTATTAACTGATTTGTGATGGTAGCTTGGGCATCAAATTGCTTTGCAAATCCTTTGACCGCTGATATATAATCTGAATCCAAAAGGATTTGTTTCAATTGCTCTTTAAGGTCAGCACTCAACTCCAAGTTGGCATTGTCCAAAATGATGTTGCCTTGGGAGTCAACACTTAATTCAGAAAGGAGGTCAATGACTTCGGGGAATAATTCCTTTTGTGCCTTTGAGACTGCATCAAGAAACTCATCGGGGACTTTGGTGAGCCTTGCAGTCTTCTCCTTGATGAGATCGTTTGCAGTTGGCATTACCTAATAATCCTATTTGCCACCTCATTGGTAAAGCCAAAGACTTCAACCAATAAATTAATCTTCTGCGAATCACTCAAGTTGACATCAGTAACAATGCTTTGCAAGGCTTGTGTACCACCAACACCCAACACTTCAACAAGCAACCTCTCTTCAGATGCCTTGTCCAATTGTGCTGGTAGGTCAAGCAACAATTCCCTTCTTTCATTTGCAGTCATATCCTTCAACAACTCCGGTGTCTTTTCAACTGCATCAATTGTTGTGTTGCTTACAATGTCATCAATAATGGCTTGGCTTGAGAATGGAGCAACCACACCCATTGAACCAATACCACCAGCAACTTCTTTTGCTTTGTTAATTAATTGCTCCAATTGAATGGCAAAGTCTTGCTCAAAGAAATCGGGGTTGTCCATCATCAATGAGTTAACAAAGTTAATGGCTGAATCATGCAAGACAACCTCCCAGTTGTTGACCAATCCTTTGGCTTGTTTCAAATTTATCTCCTCACTTGTCATGGTTAAAAGCCTATCAGCTTGACTGATTAGGTTGAAGACCTTTTGACCTTGGACATCGGGATAATAAAGAGTCTGCAAATATTTATATATTATTGACTGGATGACAAAGGGAGGTTGCTTGGATGTGATAGCCTCATTGATTTGAGCCATATAATCAGCCTCAAGATAGAAGTCATAGTTGACTGGTCGCTTGATGATGGGTCTTCTATAATTAGAACCATATCGCATCAAGCCAATGACATCAATGCACCATTCATACATATCAAAAAGCTGAATGCAATTCTGCTTGATACCAGCAATCAAACTCTTTTGGTCTGATGCCACTTCAGTTGCAGTCAAACTCCCTTGAACCTTGTTGTCAGTCTTCTTTAGGTGTAAGATATCATATGCAGTTGACATACCACTTGCAATCTCTTGCCTTAAAAAGTTTGGTGTCTCAACTGATGGGGATGCATAATAGATGGCTCTATCGGGTGAAATGGTGTCTCCATTGTTAGCACCTTTTTGAGGTTTGATAAGCAAAGTTCCATAAGGTGAAATCCTATCTTTTGCCCCGGTGCCGTTACATTCGGGACATATGGACTTGCTTCCATCTGCCCTATAGTGATAGCCATTGTCACAAACCAACTGCTCTCCATTGTCCCTTATACTGAATTCACAATACTCACCAACCATTACCCTAAAAGGATAGGTGCAAGTTGGCTTGATGCCTCTCAACAAAGCACTATCTAAAAGCACCTCATCCAAGATGTCAGTTGCATAAAGGAAAGGACTTTGTTGCATCATGGTCTCATCAATCTGAATGGCAATGCCCTCAACCCTTTTTACTGGAACAATGCCAGTTGCATGGTTGAACCACTCCATCACTTCAAATTGATAGTCTACTTTCTTTCCAACTTGTATTGCTTTGTAAATCCATTGGTCATCAAAGATGAGATAAACCAATCCATCATGCATCTCTTTGCCATTGTAATCCACAATGCTTCTCTCTTCACTTTCTATTACTGCAAACTCCTCATCATAGGCAACAACCCTTGTGGTGTGATAGAACTTGGTAAATGGCTCAACTAACTCATCGGGGTCAATGATTTGTTCCCCATCTTTTTCAATTACTGGAATCTCATGGGGCATGATTGCAACAACACCCATTGCATCCATCATTTTAAGAGGAGGCAAAAAGGTGAAAACAAAATTGTCAAGGCTTCCATATTCGGGAAACTCTGAATCCAAATATTGTTGGAAGGTTTGGTTGGCATTTACATATTGGTCAGCATCGGGAGTGAATTGGATGCTCCAATTGTTCTCATGGTATGCCCTTCCATATGTGTCAACCATGTCCTTGAATACTTGAATGGTTGTTTGTTTATAGTTTGCCCTTACATATTCAGCTTCAGCCGGTGTTTGGTTGGGTGCTTGTTTGGAAAACAATGCATAGGGATAAACACCTTTTTGTGCATGAATCCTTATTTGCTCCAACCATTTTACTGATAGGGTATAGCCTTCATAATAATCGGGTAGATGATGGACATCATCACCACTATTGGATATAAACTGCGATCCAATTTTTGGCTTGTCCTTTTTTTGTTGCCTCTTTCTATCAACAATGTTGGCAATAAGGTCGTAGATATATTCCGGTGATATCATCTTGGTTTAGGTCTTGGTAATGGTTTAGGTCTTGGACTGGAGCAAGGTTTACAAGCCATGATTGTAAGTTGTTATGTAAGACTTTGAATGGTTAATGCAATTGCTTGAAATCAATTGCCTTGTTGATATGGGGTATGTAAATGATTTTTGTTGCATCCTCTTCCAATTCCTATACAAAGATGCATAACCTTTGTAATATTTAGACTTGAAAATTACATCCTTTTCAAAATAGTAAGAGTAATGGTTATACTTGGTAGGCAATTGCAATGTTGACTTTTGCCCTTCCATAACTGGTGGCTCATGTGTGATAAACCTTTGACCTTCCCACCACCAAAGTCGTGTTGAATAGCCATCACCCCATTCACCTTTGGCAACCAATTGTTGTCCCTTATTATCCTTTCCAAGCAAATGATTGAATTGAAAAGCACCAGCAACCTCAATGTCTTTTGACATCATGCCTTCAGCAATTTCAATGTACTCTTTTGTCCATTGCTCATCAATGTCAATTTGCCAAAGCCATCCATCCTCATTCCCTTGTAGCATCTCAATGCCCTTGTTCACTTGCTCATCTTTGGAAGTCCATCCACCTTTACTTGATATCAAATGGATGTTTGGAAATTCTTGCATCAGTTCTGCCACATATTCCAAAGAACCATCACTTGAATTCTTTTGGATGTTCAAATTATTACACCAATTAGTTGAGCCTTTGTTACCACTAAACCCCTCCACAATTATCCATTTGTCAAATGTCTTGGCAATGGTCTTGGCATAATCATTATGCTTCAGATGATGCAACCCTTCAAACAATATGGTCAATGCATACCTCATTTGATATGGTATATTGCTGAACCAAACCCCTCATCAGTCACAAAAATCCTTTCAAAATTGTATTTCTCCAACCATTCTACTGATTGATAGTGCTTGATGTGTTTGGTGTCATCCAATGCAAGGTAAAAAGGTGCTTCAGCATATTTCATTAGTTCCAAGAATTCAATGTAACCAATGTGACCAGCACTATCAAGGATGACAAGATCGGGTTGAAACTGCATTTTTTCCAATGCATAATGCAACATCATATCCCTTACCTTGAAATTTACCTCCTTCTTGTAAAGTTCATTCCTATTGTGGTCAAGGTGGTCAATGATTATGGAATCGGGGACATCAAATGTCAAGTCAATGGGCAATGATGGTCTTGGAATTGACAAGCCAAGCACAAAATTGATGTTGGTGTTTCTATGTTTTTTCCTTGCAACCTCATAATATTTGGGATTGACTTCAATGCTATACACCAACTCATCACCAATCAATGATTGTGCAATTGCTTTGGTAGTTCCATCACCCAAATAGCAACCAGTCTCAATGATTTTCTTGAGTTTCCTACCCTTTATCAGTTCAGTAATGGCAAAACAAAACTCTCCTTTTGCTGACATCCCATTGGGCATGATGTGTTGTGCTATTTGCATCGCATTATTTTTTTGACCGTTTCATAACTCTGATTTACAACCATTGATTCTCCATTGGAAAAAATCAAAAGTGTACATTCATCACCCGAATCATTGATGAAAGTTTGATTGAAAGAATAAATCTGATTCAAGTCAACCATTGCCTTGACTTCTTTGCCACTATCAACACCAATGTCTGAAAGTGTTTTATCGTAGACCGTTACATTGAATTCATACCAAATCATAGACCTTCCAGTTTTTAGTAAGCATTGTCCTATCAGCCTTCATTGGTACTTTGTCAGTCACATAATAATGCAACTGACCATTTACATTTGGTAGGGCATCAACAAAGTTACACAAGCTTGAGTCTATGCAATGTATTTCAGAGGCATTTTCAATCACTTTCCTCCAATCAAAAATCTGATAGTTTTTGTCACCAATCGGCTCAAAATATATAACCCTCTTATCACTAACCAAATCAATGGGAGTACCATAATCGCTACCCCTATGGACAAGGATATAAGGATTGCCATCATTACATCCAAGAAGGTCAAACAAAGATTCTTCCAATTCATGTTTCCGGTCATAATTGAGGCAACGCAAATCCACCAAAGGGACTTCACTTGTCTGATACTTGAGTTCAACAAAAGAGTTGATGCGTGGTTTTTGTCGTAGCCAAAGCCTATGGATATCCGTTGTGTTGTCAATTCCAAAGCTGATATCAATGACCTTGTCATAATGAGAAGACCTTGAAACAACTGGCTTGACATAATCCACATATTGAAATAAATCATGGTATTGCTTTGGACATTGCCATTCAACTTCATAACCTTTCTTTGAATAATAGTTTGCAATTGGAAGACATATGATGATGTCACCAACCTTACCCGGTTGTATCAACAACAATCTCTTCTTTCTATACTTCTCATCATTCTCAACCTTGACTGGCATGACGGCACCAGCCAACCTATCCTTCTCACTATATGACCTTTTATTTGTTTGGTGTAAATGGTAGGTCTTAACACTCAATGAAGGATTGATGGGCAACAAACCAACTTGGGCAATCTCATAGGCAAACCTATTGTCACAAGCTGGAAGTCCCATAGTAAAATCAAGGCTTGTCATCATGGGAGGTTTGCCCTTGAAAACCCATGTGTCTTGACTCCATTCATAGTTGAATAACTTGGCATAGCCATTGGTCATCACATCCCATCTACTTAAACACATGACCTTTCCATTCAACTGGATGTCTTTGATGCTTTCAATTTCATTGGTAAAGTAGATGTCAGAATTGGCAAGGATATAAAAATCATGCTCCTTGCTTTGCATTTCCTTGATAAAATCAGCATATGTTGGTCTGTCATAACCTTCCAAATTCACAACCTTTGGATTGTCCCAAGGTGTTCCAAGGTTATAGATGACATCAATGGAACTACATCCAATGTTTGCCTCCATTACCCTTCTCAATTCCCTTTGCCTTTGTGGATGGTTCTGCTCATAATAAGAAACAAACAAAGCAACATTGCCATCCTTCTTGTTTACTCTCATGGTGTTTGGCTTCACCAATTGCGATCCAATGGAACTCTTTTGGGCATTAACCCTATTTGTTCCAATGTTTGCAATCTTATCCCCCTTCAACAAATGGCTTTTGAAAATATGCCTTGTGCCTCTTTGTGAATGAATCTTGGTAAGCAACTTGTCATAGTATTCCCAAAAGAATGGTCTGATGTTATTCCTATAACCAAAGTAACTGATGAAATAATGAGACTGGCAAAGTTCATGGGGTCTTTTGCTACCATTATTGCCAAACCACATGGAATCAATTCCTATGTGTTTGAATTCACCTTGCTTTGCAAGTGCAACATTCAAATACAACTCATCGGGTTGACCTCCTCCCCATTTATTCCTCAACCTTTCCAAAGGTATGGGGTCAGCAAAAGCCTCATTAAATAAATCATAAAGTTCAGCGGTCTTATCGCATTGCCTTATGAACTGAATGGAACTTTGGGTTGCTGGAAATTTGGTCTTGTCATCAAAGCCATAATGCTTCCAAATGTCATCCTTGTAAGCCCAATACATATCGGGCAGAATGTTTGGAGAATTGATGTCATAAGTGGCATTGATATAAGTGGCATAATGTGTACCACTTGCAATGAGCCTATCAAACAATGGCTCTAAAGGTTGAATGCATAAGGCATCAACATCCAAAAACAATGTGTGTTGAAAAGGTAATCTTCTGCCAATTTCAGCTTTGAATAGACCGGGGTCTTGAGGTGAATCCTCCAACCACTCTATTGAATCAAATACTGATTTGTCACTTACTTCTTTTAAAACTTCCCTTGTGGCAATTAAATGGATTGGGATGTTTGGTGAATAGTGCTTAATGGAAAGTGAGAGATTATGAGCCATAAACCCATAACCTCTCTTTCCAAATGCAAGTAATAAAACACCTTTATCCATTAAAAGTGTTATGCAGTAAACACACCAGTTGGAGTTGGTATCAAAGCAACGGTTCCTTTGTATTGGTAAGTGATAGAGAAGTTTGCCGCTTCCTCATCAGTATCAGCAATGACTGGAGAACCACTAAATGCAACTTCACCATCCATCCAAACTGACTCATCATCAAAACCAGCCTTGGGGCAAAGCCTTGCAATGATGCCACTAATGGTGTAACCACTTGTCAAGGTTGTCCAAAAGTCCATGTTCTGCTGATTGAAAGAATAATCAGTAATTGCACCACTATAAGTTACATAAAGAGTTTGGGGAAGTCCACACGCAGTCACCTTTGGTGATTGGGTTACTTCACCAGCACCAAGACCCATGCGAATGTTCTGCACAAGTTTGGCTTCACCCGATGTAATTAAAGCATTCACTTCAGTTCCATCAGATGGGTCAGTTAAGTTAGCGGCACACAACACAAACACGGCTTCAGATATACCGGCTGGTCGCGGCCCTTTGCAAGATAATGTTGCAACCTCATGGTCAGTCAAGGTGTCGCAATTGTAATTTAAGCAAGTTGCCATTTTTTAAATTTTTGGATTTGGAGTTTTTAAATTAAGTAGTTTGGGTTAATTAATGTCTCACCTTCCTTGACACCTTAATGCAAATATAAGTATTATAAATGCCTATTGAATATTTGTCCTTTATCTTTTATCCTTAAATTAATAATTGCAGTTGCCAAGGAATAAGCACCATCCCCATTCCAATTTGGTTGATAGCCTTCACTCTCTGCAATGTATTCTTTGATATCTCCTTGGGTGTCTCCTATGCCAAAGTGGTCGCAATCTATTTGAATTGCCACACAATCATGGAAGGTCTCTGATGCAAAGTCGGTATGCAATTCCCAATACTTTTCAACTTCAGAATATACAACCCTTGCATTACCATTGCCCATTTTCTGAATGGTTTTCTCCTTTGGATAGTTGGCAGATATGGATCGCACCAATGCCCTTTGCCTTAACTTGAAACCAGTATTGACAAACTCAAAGCCAAAGGCATTTTGGTCACACCAACCAACCAACATCTTTGTCTTATCCCAACCATTCTCATTGTATGACAAGCATTCAGTTTGGTAGGTGGCTTCAAAGGGTTCAGTTTTTACAACATTGATGTTGTCAACCGTTATGTCTCCAATCACATAATTTGTTTGGATGTAGTCAATAGATGTCTTACCAAAGTTGGCAACACCAACTACATTACCACCATTCAAGTTGTATGTTTGGGTGTAACTCTGAACACCAATATCAGATTGATAAGGAGGTGTTGGCACTCCTCCTTGCAAATAAAATCTTACTGAAATATTTGGGTCTGATACTCCAACAATTTCCCATTCAGTTTGATAAGTTCCAATTGTGAACAAGGGTTGGTTTGCATTGGTAATGATTGGAAAAGCAACATGACCACTTGTTAAAACAACATCAACATTGTCAATCTCTCCATCAAATGTAGATGATGGGGTAAAGATTATATCAACTGAACCACTCTGCCTTGGTTGATAAAATTGAACAAAGGTGTCATTGCCCTTCCAAGTATAAGTTGTTCCATTGACTGCATTGCCAAGCTTAATGTTGATTGTTCCAGTAGTCCAATTGGAGACCGTAAACTTTGTCCAATAACTATAGTTTTGCAATGGTGGTGGTGTTGGCAATGTCATGGTTTGGAACAATGTTCCAGTATTGCCCGGTGTATGTACTGCTTTTCCTCCAAGTATTGTCCAACCAGCATTCAAAGTCCATGCTGAACCACTTGAGAAGTCTCCATTGGTAATGTATGAAGTGTACCCTTGGGTAAATGGACTGAAGATAAATTGAAGTTCATTACTTGCAATAGAGTATTGAGATGCTCCATTGTTTCTTGACCAATCAGTAAAGCCAAGTGCAAAGTCCCCATTGAAAACAAGGTTGTCACTTTCAATTGCACATTGGTCATAAACCTTCACACTATAGCAACCAGTTGGGAGTTCATAATTTCCAACCGTGCTGAAATCAAAATCCAAAGTGACAAACTCATTGAAGTAACTGAAGTAATTTGAAACATCAAACTCATTGCCATCAGAGTCAATAATGTCACCACTATAGTCATTCCTTAATTCATAAGATGAAGGATTTGAAAGGCATCCAATGAAATCAATTGAGGGAATGAATTT